GGCGCAGGTGGTGCATCTAAAGATGACGGGGGAGCCCATGTCGTAGGTCTTTTTTCTTTAGATCTAGACTGGCTTGCACGGGTGGTCTTTTTGTTTTCTTCATTTTTCATATGCTATACCTCCTTCGTGATTTTTAACTGTTTCGCATATTCTTCCAGTGGCACACCTAATTTTTTCGCTATTGCGACCTGTGAAGGTGTGAGAGACACAGTTTTGCGACCAGGTTTGACAGAACGTCTAGCCGAAGCTACCGTTCGTACAGGTCTAGTCGATTCCCTATCCCCACTTCTATCAAATTTGTGGGGGAATTCAAGTCTTATTCTTTTATCAACCTCTTCGTAATAATCATCACTTTCAGGGTCAAAATCTTCTTCATCCACTAGTTTTTTGTGTATATCAAAAGCAGTGTAAGTCATTGCACTATCTTTACCAAACCAGCTGTTTCTTTCAGCCCAATCCTGTGCTTTTGGATCAGGTCTTCTAGATTGTTCGGGTTTTCTAGACGGTGTAATATTTACAGGTCTTTCCATAAGTTCAGCTTTAGAAGTATTATCTTTTTGCTCTTCCAATCTTGCTTCTTCATAACCAAGTCTAGCAATTTCTTTTTGAGCATTAACTTCAGATTCTAAATCTCCGGCTTCTCTTGCGGCTGCTAATGTTGCATAAGTAGCTTTAAGATTAGATTGAATTTTTTCTTCTCTATCTTTTAAGCCACTTGTTTCTAGTTGAGAGTATTTTTTCTTAAGACTATCTGAAGTTGCTTTTACTGATTGTGCGTAAACTAAAGCTTCTTCTTTTTGTCTTTCAGCTTCTCTTATTTTTCCAGTAAGCTTATCAATTCTTCTTTTGACTTTCTTACTATAACTTTCTAATTCTTCATCTTTCTCTCCATCTTCTGCAGATGTTTCTTTTACTTCTTCAACAGTTTCTTCCTGTTCAACTTTTACTTCTTCTTTTTTTACTTCTTCTTTTTCCTCTGGTACATCAATATCTACATCAGGTCCTGATGTATCAATGTCTACCATAGGAATATCTTTTTTTTGTTCTTCGTTGTCTATTGGCATAGTTTCCTCCTATGAAATTAAATGTAGTGCAACATAAATTCTGGGTCAGCAACAGTACCCAAAACTTCGTCGTCGTTAAGAATACGGACTTCTCCGCCTTCTATTGGTAAACGTGATCCAGCATATCTTGCAAAGATCACCCAATCTTTTTTCTTACACCAAGCGCCTTCAGGGAATTTATCTTTATCCTTGTATGCATCTGGTCCCATTTTTAAAACATAACCGCAGTTAGTTGCGATCCTTGCTTTATCTAAAGATTCTTGTGAAAATATTAAACCACCTTTAGTTTTTTCTTTTGGTGTAAAAGGTAAAACTAAAAGTCTCCAACCAGAAGGTTCTGGTAGGTTGTCTATTACTTTGTCAACATTTGTTTCGTCAACTCTTTTTAACTTTTCTTCTTTATCTTGCTCTTTATACTTTTCTTCAAGAGCCATTTTTATCTTCGGATTTTCCGAAGTCGATAACGTTTCCTTGCTCATTTTTTTGCTCCTTCTCTTCTAGCAGGTTAGAGATTTCCTGTTGTATTATTTGTAAAGCATGTGCTTTACCAAGTAGATACTTGTATTTTTCCATATTGTCAACCGATCCAGACGTATAAGTTTCTTGAATTTGGTTGATTCCTTCTTTCAACATTCGTTGAATTTTGTAAACAATTGTTATTGGATCAATCATATTTTAAATACCTTTAGTTCTTTTAGTTTTTCTTGTGCTTCTGCAATTTTAGTAATTAATTTATCCACTTCATCTATGTGTTGTGGATGCTCACCAATACCTACAGGATTTTCTAAATATATTTTAATTGTTGCATCAGCTTCAGCTATCTGTGCATTATATCTTGCTTCTAGTGCTTCTAGTATTGCTCTTTTCATTTCTTTCTCCTCCTCTTTAAAATTCTTACCCTTGTTTTCCAACACCATTCAGTTAACTTAATAGCATAAGTTTCGATAAATGAAAAAACATTATCAAGTTTTCCTAAAAATTTATATATAAATCTGTCTAGCATTTCCAACGTCTTCTGGCTTGTCTAATTCTAGAGTTAGGGTCGTTTCTAGTTTTAGCCGAAGATCGTTTAAGTTGTCCAAGTGATCTTGCACAATATGACTTTCTACGTTTAGCTGCCGCTGAACCTTTCTTAACTTTCCCTGTTACTGCAGTTTTTAATTTTGATCCAGGGTTTGCTGCTCTATAAGCTTTTACACCTTTAGCAGTCATACCAGCTCCAGACTTAGTTGGTCTGTAATTAGCTCCGGGACCCTTAGTGGTCTTCCTGATAGTCATTATTTTTTCTTTTTTCTAGTAACTACAATTTTGCCATCAACTTCTTTAACTTTCATACCAGCTTTTTCTGTTTGTCTTTTAAGTTGACTATACTTTTGTGCTGTAGTTAATTTCTTTTCGTTTGCCATTACGCCTTCTTAGTCGGTTTCTTAGCAGTTTTAGCAGCTCTTTTAAAATTAGCAGCAGTAGGCGCACCTTTAGCTCCAGGTCTTCGCATTTTTTCTTTACTACCCGCAGCGATTCTTTTACGCTTTGCGTGAATGTTGGCATAAAGCCCTTTTGCTTTTGCCATTTGTATTAACCTGTTTGAGTATTTTTTTTGATCTTACCTTTTGGTGAAAGCTCTAGCATTTTTTTATCTTTAGAAGATAAAACTTTACCGCTTGCTTTTTCATGATCAGGTCTAGGTCTTACTCTAGGTTTCGGTTGATAATCAGTTCTCATTATTTTTTCCCTCCGTTTTTAAATATTTGTGTTCCCTTTATACCATAAATCGACGCCACTACAAGGATCCACAGATTTGTGAACCATGATGGGAGCGACTGGAAATGGTCAAAGAACACTTTTATCTTGTCCATCGCCTGTGCGTCGTCTGAAAAGACTCCATATGCAAGCACCAATATGGGCAACGTGAGAATTACAAGAACGGCCTCGTCCTTATAATCCGATTGTCTCGCTTCTAGCAATTTCCCTTGGTAAGCTTCCTCACCTCGAGCTTGACGCTCTGCATGTAGCAGTTGTGCATCAGACATTGCAACTTTTGCCTTCTGCTTATTGGCGTAAATCTTACTTCCAGCAGAAACGGCTAATTTAATCGCCGATAACCACATGTTAGTACCAAGTTACAGTTGATCTTTTGTTTTTTAACATTCTTCTTTGGCCTTGTACTCTGTCAGTTTGAGATTCATTTGGTTTTGACATCTCAACAGGTATTCCGCCCTTCAAAAGACCGTCTTTGTTTGTAAATTTTTTAAAATCTACTTTTTTAGATTGGGTTTTGATCATAAGTCTCCTATTTTAATTATTATGTATCTTTTTTAAGTGCATTTTGCAATAAAGTTTTCTCAATAGATGTTTCAGCTCTCATTTCAGCTAATTCTTCGTTCTGTTCTAACTTATTGTCTTGGTTTTGTTGGTTCATAACCGCTTTCATACGATCTAATTCAATTCTTTTAGAGTCATATTCTTTTCTTCTTTGATTTTCAGCGGCTCTTAGGTCTAATTCTCTAGCTTTTAGCTTAGCAAGAGGATCATTATCAAATTGAGAAGTAATTTCTTTCTCTTCCTTCATAAACTCTTCTGTCATTTCAGCAATTAGCACAGCTTTTCTTGCTTCAAACTTATCAGAGAACTGTTTTAACTGTTGTTGCATCTGTGGGTTTTGTGCCATCTGTGGATTTTGTTGAGCTTGTTGTTGTATTTGATTCACCTGTTGTATTTCTTGTGCCATTTCCATCTCAACTTGTTCTTGAGACATTAATGAAATGTGTTCAAAAATATTTTTTTCTAAACTTGCCATGATCATTGGATTATTTCTAGCAATGTTTGTAGACATAAAGTTCATGTGAGCTGTTATGTGTGCTCTATGGTCTTGACCAGGGAAAGCTTGAAAAGGTTTTTGTCCCATTGCATCAATATGTTCTAGTGCCGGGTCTTTTGGAGCCGGTGGTTGAGGACGTACTAATATTGAATCTACATCTTTTACACCTAACGCTTCATACATGTTTCTATAAACATTATATGTGTTGTGAATTTGAGGATTCGACATTGCCAGCTGTAACTCAGTTTGCGCTAAAGATATTCGCTGTGATTGTGAGAAAATATTTGGGTCAGCAACTGGCAATATATCTATCCTATCGTCAAAGTCCATTTGTTTAACGGTTCTTTGACCACCGACAACGTCGTAAGGATATTCTTGGGGTAAGTATGTTTTAAAAACTCCTGAAAGTAATTTAAATTCTTCTTTTAAAGCTGCGTAGATTCTTTTGTGGATAGCAGACATTGTTCTGCTTCCTCTTTCAAGCAAGGCGACTGTCGTTCCCACCGCGGCTTGCTGATTCCCATCTCCTACTTGCAGGTCTGCTATTGAAGCAAATCTTTGTCCTGCACTTACAACGACACCCATAAGCTGTAGTAGAGTTTGTGAAGGCTCTTTGTATGGAAGCATCATAAAAGCATCTTTTATACTTCCGCCTGGCGCATCTACATCTCTAAATTCTCCTGGTTGGATTGACTGTGCATCATCTCTAATTCTAATTCCTCTTTGTTTAAATCCTGCAGGTAAATTTGATAATGTTCCTGCATCCAAAAGAGATCTTAAAGCAGCTGTTGCTGTTCTTGATAGTCCACCAATCATATGAATTAAACCAAAACCATAAAAACCTAGTCCTGGTAAAAATTTAAAATGTACAAAGTAATTTATTTTCTTTTTTAATGGATCATTTTGTATGTAGTTTCTTCTAATAGATAGTATTTCTTGTGAGTCTTCATCAATAGTTATAACATAAGGTAATTTAATTCCTGTTGGCTCACCGTCTTGTCCAACGTCTTCAAAACCATCTAAATCTAAATCAATATGGAATTCTAAAAGAGTGTGTAAGTCTTCGTTTCTTCCTGTTTTCTTTACACCTTCTAATTCATGTTCTTTTTTTTCAATTTCGCTTTGTTTACCTTGACCAGGTAGAGGTATTTCTACATCTTTGTAGAAACCCATAACCTGTTGCTTTCTCAAATCATTTTCTGTAATTTTAATCACGTGAACGATAGATTCCGCATCTTCTAATGAGGTAGCAGAATATGGAACCACTAAATCGTCAGCAGGGACAAACTTAGAAACAGCTCGTCCTAATAAATCATCATAGTAAACTTTTTTAAAAGTTGATCCAGCTAGTG